AAAGATTTATCGTTGCATCTACCTACTATGAGATTCTCACACAGATGGCAGATAATGCCGAAAAAGCCTTAAAACAATGGGAAAATGACGGTATCCTTTAGGATACAGAAGGAGGCACTATGCCAGAATATGAAGTAAAATTATTATTAAACCTCAAGGCAGATAATAAGATTGAGGTTGCTGATATAATTAGTGCAATGCTTGAGGACTGGGGCGACATACAGTATTCAGCAGAAGTAGACAACGATTTATTCGAGGAGTTAGGAGTTAGGTATGATTAAACATTATGTAGTATTATCAGCAACGTTCAGTGATGATGATGAGGAGATGAACTTAGAGATTGACCATGCGTTTCTATTGAATCATCTGGGTGGCGTGGCATTGGACACCGACACAAACAAGTTCCTCACGCCAACTCAGTTAGCCGAGCATGACGAGAAAGCAGAAAGACGTGACGGACTATTCGTATCGTTTATTGGAACGGCTATCTTTCAAGCAGGTACGTAGTGCGTCAACGTAAGAAAGAAATGGATGTGCTCGTTAGCCTTCTAGAATCTGAGCATGATGATGTAGACATGCTTGCATCTGACATCTGGAAGGCTCTCGACACAGCCCGTAGGGAAAGAGACCTATGGGTGGTAGCGGTCCGTATGGATGGGTTAAACTTTCTGTACGGGCCGTATGAGTCAGAGGCTAATGCTAAAAAAGACGTAGACACAGGTCAGATTAAATCTGTTGGTAGTACCAATGACAGGTATATGATTCTGAAACTGCTAAGTCCTTCTCGCATCTTTGAAAACACTAACCCTACATTGTTTGATATTAAATAGTTATATATATTATAACTTGAGCCCTTGAAGGCTCAAGTATATATACTATTAGTACGACACGCAAGCACTTCAATGTACTTGGCGTGTCTTAGGGTATCCTGTAGGATACTAGATACCTAGGAGGTATAAGTTATGAGTATTAAAATTAACGGTTATGAGTTACCGTCACATGTAAGTTACTCTGCGTTCACGACATGGCTAGATTGTGGATTCAAGTATTACCTGTCTCGGATTGAAAAACAAAGTGGTACGGCATCATGGTGGTTAGTCGGTGGGTCTTCGGTACACGAAGCCTCTGAAGTCTTCGACCATGCTTATTTTAAGCAGGAGGGCAAATGACGGATGTAAATGATGTAGTTGACCCCTTATCCAAGGATTTTCTGGATGAGGCATGGGAAAGTACGTGGCAACGGCTAAAAGAGGCTCAGCGTGCCGCTACGGGGCAGGAAGAGACACTCTGGAGGGCTGCTGGCAGGGCCACCAAGGCTAATCCTGACAAGGAGAACGGCGTATGGTGGCATACAGCAGGTCGTGAGATGCTAGACAAGTGGGTCGCATGGCGGACCGGCTCTCATGGCTGGAAGATTTGGGATAACGATGGTATTCCTGCAATCGAACTAGGATTAAATCCAGTTCTTGGCGGTGTGACAGTCCAAATGCACATCGACCGAGTGATGGTCACTCCAGATGGTGAACTGGTAATCCTTGACCTAAAGACGGGACAACGTACCCCGTCATCAGACTTACAGTTAGCATTCTACGCCGCTGGTCTAGAGAAGATGCTAGGAGTAAGACCCAAGTATGGAACATATTGGATGGCACGTGAGGGTACAACCTCACCTCTTGTGGAGTTAGATTTCTACAAGACAGAGATGATTGAGGAAATGGTAGCCGATTTCGATAAGGCACGTCAGGCGCACCTGTTCATACCTAACCTCAACAATTGCAAGATGTGTGACTTAACGGATAAATGCAAATGGTACAACAAGAAGGAAGGCTAGATTATGGCAGAGAAAAATTACGTGTTGAACGTAAAGACGAAGAACAATACTATCTTCACTGTACGTGCGGATACTGCAAGCGAGTTGAAAGAGAACATCACAGATGTAATCACCAATTCTCTGGAGGACCATGTCCTTGCGTTAGAAGAATTGCTACTGGGAGTGGCTCCGCCACAAACTCCTAGCGCAAGTCCTAGTGCAGTTGACGTAGTTGCAGAAGCATTCGGTGGCACAGTGGTTAGTGAAACGCCTATACCAGCGTTTGCACCAGTACCACCACCACCAGTTGCATCCACGGCATCACAGGTAGGCGCACGTATGTGTACCCACGGTGCAATGGTTGGTCGCAAGGGTAACGGTGCTAAGGGTGAATGGAAGGGCTTGTTCTGTCCTACACCTAAGGGAACCGCTGGTCAATGTGACCCTGTATGGCTAAACCGTTCTATGCCAGAATGGAATAGCATCTAAATTTCTAGGGAAACCTAGAATCATTCCGAGGGGAAGCGGGATGGTGGCGTTACCGTAGGGATACTAAAGCAAGTCGCAGAGGTATAGCAATGGCCGGAAATCTATTGTGCGTGGTGCAACTCCACAACGTCACACGAAATTCAACTACTACAAGGAGGTAACATGAAGACATTGACTCGCTCAGTAGGGCGACCTGAGATTGGTGGCGAACCACTACCACCCGTATTCAGGACATTCGATGGCAACCAGATTGCTATTAGACGTTCAGAGGTATCCATGATTGCTGGTGAGCCTGGGGCTGGTAAGTCCACCCTAGCCCTTGCTATGGCTCTCAGAATGAATGTACCAACCCTGTATCTGTCAGCAGATACTAATGCTCATACCATGGCAATGCGCTTGTATTCCATGATTACAGGTGAGTCACAGCAGAATGCTGAGGTTGCCATTGAGAAAGACCCTGAGGGTGCTAGACAGAAGTTAGCATTGGCTAGTCACATCTACTGGTCATTTGATTCATCACCTAGCCTTGGCGACCTAGACGACGAGTGCATGGCTATAGAGGAACTACTAGGTAGACCTCCTGAACTAATCGTGGTAGATAACCTCATGGACATCGCCATGGATGGTGGGGAAGAATTCTCTGGTATGCGTGGGGCTATGAAGGAACTCAAGTTCTTGGCACGTGACACTAACGCTGCCGTTCTTGTCCTGCACCACACTAGTGAGGCATTCAAGTCTGAACCTACACCACCACGTGCTGCCCTACAGGGCAAGGTGGCGCAGTTACCTGCACTAATCCTTACTGTGGGTCAACAGGCTGGGCTAATGGCGGTATCATCAGTTAAGAATCGCTATGGTAAGGCTGACCCATCTGGCTCACAGCCAGTATGGCTACAGTTCAACCCTGAGTACATGTACTTGGCTGACCTAGAGGAGACCCGTTAATGGAATGGTTAATAATCATTGGGTTAACTGGAATCCTATGGTTTCTACTAAAGGTAAATGGAGACAAGTAATGGAACTTACAATAGCGTTAATCTTAATGTTTTCCATGGCAACATTTATTATCATTAGTTCTAAGGAGTGGTAATGTTTAACATGCACATATGTTATGCATGTGACTCAGCATTCGAAGAACTACTGGACCTACTAGCACACATTAAGGAGAAACATGACACACGCGATACGAGATATAGAAACACATCTCCGTAATACATGGCAGTGGGATTCTTGGGGATTTACTTCCGAGTGGGATAACTGCACGTTGTCGGACATGGATGGCTTTGCACCATTCTTTTCTGAGCGCAAGGGTAAGTTCCTTGTAGTTGAGATGAAGCATTGGAACGGTACAGGTGACTGTCCAGAAATCAATTACTACTCAGGTCAGATACGTGCGCTAATGGCATTAGCAGAGCAAGATAACTTTACAGTTGTCATTGGCTTTGGTGATACCTCGACACGCGAAGTACATGAGTACAAGGTGTTTGACAAGAGCGGTGTAACTGCAGGAGAATATCCCTTTAAGGACTTTCTTACTAACTGGTACAGAACGGTAAGCAAATCATGAGCAAGTCAAAGCAAAAGGGTACGTCAGCAGAAACTGCTGTAGTTAATTGGTTACAGAGCAAAGGACGCAAGCATGTGGAACGAAGAGCCTTGGCTGGTCTTCTGGACCGCGGGGATATTGCTGGTATACCTGGCCTTGTTATTGAGGTAAAGAATCACAGAGAGATGAAACTCTCTGCTTGGCTCAAGGAACTAGAGATAGAGATGCACAATGATAAGTCTGATACTGGTGTAGTAATACACAAGAAGACTGGAACGTTAGATGTTGGCAAGTGGTACGCCACTATGCCAGTAAGTGTCTGGTTTAAGTTACTGGAGGAAGCAGGTTACTGATGGAGAAGCATAGTATTGCAACCGTACTAGAACACTATGGATGCAAGACTATACCTGAGCGTAGCGGATGGCAGAAAATTAAATGCCCATTCCACGACGATGGACATGCGTCAGCAACCGTAAATATAGAAGCCCAAGCATTCAATTGCTTTGGGTGTGGAGTAAAAGGCGACACGTACAGTGTCATTATGCAACAGGAAGGAGTTGATTTTCGTGAGGCTTACACACTCGCAGAGGGAATTACTGGAGAAAGCGGTAACACACTATCAAGGGTCAATACATCTAGCAGAGGAGTATCTAAAGGGACGGGGATTATCGCTCAACGACGCGGCTACAGTCCGCCTAGGTCTCGTAGAGGAGCCGCTAACAGGGCATGAGCAGTTTCGTGGACGATTAGCAATTCCTTACATTACTCCTGCTGGAGTTGTGGACATTCGCTTTAGAACCATTGGACCACAAGAACCTAAGTACATGGGCATGCCTGGTGTACAGACAAGACTATACAACGTCAATGCTTTGCTAACAGCAGAGGAATACATTGCGGTAACAGAAGGAGAGATAGATGCCATCACGCTCAACTACAAATGTGGTATCCCGGCAATTGGGGTTCCTGGGGCTAACTCGTGGAAAAGACATTACTCAAGGCTACTCCAAGACTTTGAGACTGTATTTATATTTGCGGACGGTGACCAACCGGGCTCGGACTTTGCTAAGAAAATCGCGCAAGAAGTTCAAGGCGTAACAATAGTTAACATGCCAGAGGGGCATGACGTTAATTCAATGTATCTACAGGCTGGCGCAGACTGGTTTGCTGATAAGGTGAAGGGATAAGAATGGGGAAGTACAAAGATGAGTGGTTCGACGAATTCTACGGGGAGTTCCCAGAATACGACAAACCTCGCTGGCACACAGATGGAGACATTGCAGATAGCGGTGAGATTACTTTCCGACATTGGAATGAAGCCACACTCAATGACATGGTTGACGGATGGGACGCTTCAGATTTCGATACTAGTCCCTCCCCCGAGAGAATGAGAACGTCTGCATTGACGTTTGACATCTACGATATTCAGGATGAGTTATTGTTGTTGCTGTTAAGTAAGCATGATGACTATGGTCCAAAGAATATTAGTAATGCGCCAGGCGGACCGCTTAACGGTCTTAATGTTCGCATCTATGACAAGTTGGCAAGGTTAGATAACTTAATTAGTAATAAGAAAGAACCTAAGAACGAGTCACTACGAGACACATTCTTGGACATTGCAAACTACGCAATCATCGGATTGCTAGTCTTAGATGGGAAATGGGACAAGAAATGAAAACAATTGTAGTACTATCAGACATGCAGATACCTTATCACGACCCTCGCGCAGTAAAGGCTGTTATGAATTTCGTAGCAGACTACCAACCAGATGAGTTGTTCTGCGTTGGAGACGAGGCAGACAGCCCAGAACCATCTCGCTGGAATAAGGGCATGGCTGGTGAGTTCGAAGGAACCTTACAAAAGGGACTAGATAAAACCACTAACATTATGGTTGGCTTCAAGGAAGCCTTAGGTGATAAGCCTTTTCATACAATGAGGAGTAATCATGGAGACAGAGTTCAAAATTATGTATCCAAGTATGCCCCAGCCCTTTCGTCACTCCGTGACTTGGAGTACAGTAAGTTGCTTCGGTATACTGAGAATGAAATTACTTATCACAATAAGTTTTATTCATTTGCTCCAGGTTGGGTACTGGCACATGGGGACGAAGGTCGTGCCAACAAGCAACCTGGTGGTACTGCTCTTACGCTTGCTAAACAAATTGGGGCTTCGGTTATATGTGGACACACACATAAGCAAGGGATTCAACACGAACATACAGGATTCGGCGGAAACATCAAGAATCGATTGTATGGTGTTGAAGTTGGACACCTCATGGATTTGGGACAAGCCCATTACCTTGGACAAACTGGTGCTAACTGGCAGCAAGGGTTCACTATCCTCTACCAGCGTAGAGGCAACGTGACACCTGTGAACGTTCCAATCAATGGTCGTTCATTCGTGGTTGAGGGAGAGGTCTATGAGTTCTAATGACACCTTTCGCTTCGATGAAGCAGCAGTACGAGATTATGAACCAATGGTACGGCAAGTATCCTCGGAGTATAGTAAAAAATATAGAATGGTTAACAAGGAAGACATAGCACAAGAACTGTGGATGTGGTTCGTAACTCACAACCGCAAGATGTCTGAATGGTTAAGCGAAGAAGAAGCAGACCGCACGAAACTTGTAGCCAAGTCTCTGCGCAATGCTGCCTATGACTTCTGTCTAAAAGAGAAGGCTCAGTCAGAAGGATACAATCCTGATGACGTATTCTTTTACAAGAAAGAGTTCATTAAGATGATGTTGCCCGCTGTTATTGCTGACGACTGGGCACGTATCGAGAACTCGCTAAGCCTAGGTGGTAAAGCACCTAAGGCTGTAGCAGAATCCAATGACTGGATGGCTTATAGTGCTGACATAAAGTTAGCGTTATCCAAATTGGAAGACAAGGACCGTATACTTGTGGAAGAGTTCTATGGTCACGACATGGATGGTACTACGCTTCATGAGCAAATCCTTCCAGAAAAGTCTACGGCTAGGGCTGCAATGATGCAGGCTAATCGTGCACTTAACAAGATGGTTAGAACCCTTGGAGGGTTCCCACCCTTTCACGACCCTAAAGAAGAAGCACTAGAAAAAACCAACCAGGAGGAATCATGAAATACACAACCAAGAAGCAACTAAAGCAAGACATCGAAGACCTTGAAAAGACATTAGCCGCTACGACTAGTTTACTTGCTGAAGTAATCTTTAATTGCGAGATGGATAAGTTCGATGCATCGGTAAAAAAGAAACCAGCCAAGAAGACTGTTGCAAAGAAAGTAGCAGTAAAGAAAAAGGCAGTTACTAAGAAATGATGGAAGTAACTCATGCACCTGCTATAGCGTATGAGCCAAAAGAAAAAACTAAAGATGAAATTCTAGAGGAAACCGCTAAGGCGGTTAAGGATTCTTCAGACAGGCAAGTGTTCGTTGATTATCTAGAGGCCTTCAAAGAGGCCGAAAGAGAGCACATAGAAAACTTTCTGACTGAGGGTAACTTTAACCTAAGGAATGCATCCTTATGTGCTGAGGCTTACGCTGCTGCTGAGTTGCTACAGAAACTAATAATAGAATAAAAAAAAGACCCCCCAAGAGGAAGAGGAACCTCAAGGGGGGTTTTTTAATATCCTTAAATAGGATTGGCCTTAATCTGACGACCATCTAACACTACGGGGCTAGCGCCATCATGGTCTATGTAAAGGCCCACTGGCATTTTACCGCCAGAGATGAAGGAGTGGGCAAGGGTTACCCACACTGTCTTACCTGCCATACCAGGGTGCACTGGGTACGAGAAGTGACCAGTGTAATCAGCCTGTGCTGTATTAGGGTATCGGCAGAAGCGGAAACGAATAATGTTAGGTAGGCCGGAAGCGGGTAACTCTACCTGAACTGTTGTTTCCCATAGGTTGCGACGGCTACGCAACGAGCCCTTCCAAGATGTCTTACCATTGATGCGAACCTTAGTTGCATCGCTTCCTGGAATGCTTTGCTTATCTTTATTTGATACTACTTTGTCAATCATTATGCGTCCAATGTTTTCTGTGGGTTAACTGGCTTACTTGTGCTCCAGCGAGGTCCAGTTCTTTCACCGAAGTGAAGGTGTGGGGCTGTGCTCTTACCTGAGTTACCAGAGTGCCCAAGCAACTGTCCTTTATGAACCTTCTGTCCAGGCTTAACAAACACCTCAGAAAGGTGAGCATAGATTAAGTGGTTCTTAGTTCCAAAAGGAAAGGTCCTGCGCTGAACTATGTGCTTACCATAGTCCTTGCCCCAGTTATTAGCAGTGATTACGCCTTTACGTGCTGCGTAAACGTACGTACCAACGGGACAGGCAAAGTCAACACCATCGTGCCAACCAGATTTCCAGATTTTCCCCTTGGCTCCGTACTCTTTTGAGATACGTGAGTTTACAACTGGATACATGTATTATTCCACGCTTCCGTAGCGCATGTCCATGTTGTTTAGGTAGTTGATTGCTACCGGTAGCGCTGCACCAAGTGCAACAATTACTACAGGTGCTAGGTCAAATGAAGACACATTATCTAAAACCCATACAAGTACAGCACCAAGTGCTGCCTTAAACATTCCACCTAGTGGGCTATCTGCTAACCAGATACCAAAATTTCTCATTACATCTTCCTTACTGTTATCGTGAGAAGACCACCAAATCCAGAGGATTCCCTGTCGGGTGATGTCTCATTTGCGAACTCTACTTGTTCAATTACCCCGATGAATGTTTCGTTCATTCGGTAATCTGTAATAGTTACGAACTTTCCAGTCTCTTCAAGTTGTTCTAGTTTCTGCAACATTGTAAGAGCCCGGTCATCATAACCAAACCCAACGTTATACCTATCGCTTTCGAAGTCGAAGCAAGACAAAGGTATCTGAATTAATCTCTGACGGCGGACTGCCGGAATAGCCTTTACCTGCCAAGCCCTAAGGATTGGTAAGTTGATATCTGTATTTGCGTTATTAAATGTAAACTTAAATGACATTCTTTCTTGTGACTTAGATGGAACTTCAATTAAGTTTTCAATATTAGATAGGCCGCTAGTTACTGTGGTTAATCCAGTTTCATTAGAAGACTCATCTATTACATCAATATCAATGGTGTCATTGATTCCAGTTTCACACTTCACGTTAATAAATCTAAAGAACTTAGGTTCGATTGTTCCAAACCTAATCTTTCCAGTTACCATCCATGATGTTGCTCTATAGGAACCCAGGGACTCAACCAGGAGTTCCCCCTTTGCGGTTGTCTGTATCTCTTGGACAACAATGACTAGTCTATTATCAACAAGGAGAACATCTCTACCTTCGGAGTCATCATTCGATAAAGAACTTTGATATTCTAGGTCGTATGCATAGGCGAATGTTCCATCCCCAAAGTCCTGGGATAGGTCAACTCGAACTAAGCATGCGTTGCTTTTTTCGTTCTCACCAAGAACTGATGTTGAAGCAAATACGAATCTATCGTTAGCAACCAATCCAGTTATCGGGTAATCTGAATCAAATAGAACTGGACCATATGCTACGTCTCCACTGACACCAGTCTGTGCAATTCGAATACCCTTATTGGTTCCAATGATTAGGAATCCTAAGTAGTATTCAATACAGTTAATTATTTCACCTAGCGGCATCTGAGCCGACACAAACGCTCCAGGTAGGTTAGGTAGGGACGTGGCTGTCTGACCTGAGTCAGTTCCAGAGCCATCAAAACCGATTGACCAAATCTCACTACGGTTACCTGCGTATCCAGAAGCGTACAAGTGTGTAGTTCCAGAAGCAATATCGTTCCACTTCCATTCAGAACTTGAATGAACCTTTAGGTTTACACCACTAGGAAGAGCAGTTCCACCATTATTGTGATGGTCACTTGAGGTTATTGCTGTATCTAGTCGATACAACCTTCTTCCAAGGCCACTAAATACGTATCCCTTGGCATACTTTACAAAGCCCTTAGGGTCGCTATTAGTGTTTCCATAAAGAACTATGTCATTCGTAGTTCCATTAACGTTTCCTTTATGTATAGCGTCGCCACACAATGCGTAATAACTGGTTCCATCACTAGTAACGCTATAGAATGGATGGGTTGCCCCAACGTTGTGATTTGAGTTAAGTGTGTATGAAGTTACAAATGTTGTACTACCTGTAACATCTTGGTCTCCGTTTAATGTAATCTTTTTTAGGGTGCCTGCGGCATCTCCCATAATGATTGCATCTTGACCGCTACCAAGTGCTACAGTAGCACATAAATTTTGCGCAGTAGTACTACCAGTAAATGCATGAACTACTTCTTTTAGTGGCTTTGCTTCGCCTTCAGTCCACACGTCAAGGCCACGTGATGTATCAAATCTATGGCTAGTGTGTTCCTTGTCGGTACCAGGTTCGTAGAAACCAATGCCAGAACCATTATGGAAAGATGACTGCGAGCGCAACCACCATCCACTTAAAGACTGTTCGCCTGGCTCAGTTGAGTTATCAAACTGGTCCTTGCGGTACTGAGCAGTCTGACGAATGTACTGATTCTGGTTTCCAACTTTAGCAATAAATGGAAGATTATCAATTACAATGTCATAAGCAACATCAGTTAGTTCAAATGGCTGGTTAGGAGAAGGTATCGAAACATCATAAGGTAGACCTTCTGTGATGTCGTACTCTACTGTCATGTTATGCTACCTTCATAATGAAGTTAAGTACTGTAGAAGGCTGACGGTTTTCGTGTGCTGTTCCACTACCCTGAGCCGCAATATCGTGACGGTGGTTAGTGTCTGTTCCGTAGATTCCGTGGTCGTGAGCACCTTCACCAGCAGTAGTTATTAAGTAATTTCCACCAGTAGTTTTAGCATTGATTAACCAGTTAATCTGTGTATCATTGGCAAGCGAACCTGCAATTTCAATTTGAGTATTAATATTGTGTTGATGTGACCCACCACCAGCAGTGCTATGAGCGTGAGATGCGTTTCTATCCATCCAAGATGTTTTAGCAACAGAACCGGCACCATCACCAACGTCAAGAGGGTGATTATGTGAAGGCATGTTAGTAATTGCTAGTGCTACAGTTTCAGCACCAAATTTAGCACCAATTGTACTGTACACGGTAGGCGCTGCAGCATCAGGACTATCTCCATAACCAATAGGAACGCGTCCACGCATATCTGGAATGGTTGAAATTCCAGCAGCAACTAGTGCTGGGTATGCGGAAGCGGATTGTCCTTCACACAGTACCCATCCAGTTGGAGCGGTAGCCTTTGCCCACATGGTAATAGAGCCAGCAGGAAGACTGGACCCTATTGAGGCAGCCACGAAGGCTTCTGTGGCATATGAAGTAATGGTTGCAGAGGATGCGTTAATGGTTCCAGTAAGGGTAGCACCTGTTATGGTTCCACCATTTAACAATGGAGCCGTTAACGTCTTTCCTTCAAGAGTTTGAATCTCTTTTGTACCAACAACCTTGTTATTTGACAAGGATGAATTAAGCCCATGAATTCCAAGTGACGAATCAACATGGTCTCGTGAGTCCTGAAGGTCACGACCAGTAACCATGTGACGTAATTCAACACCGTCTAGGTGAGAAGTAGGGGCATTGCCCTCATCTCCACGAACCACTGTTAACTGAACACCGTTCACACCTGTTACGGTTATGATTTCTTCTTTACCAGAAACTCCAGGCTCCATGACCATGGTAAATGGAACAGGTGGAAGTAGGTCTGCGTTGTCAATGTTGAACTGAAGTGTATTGCTTGCAATACCACCAGATGCGCTAAGGTACTTTACTGGTACATTGGAGCGGTAATTACGAATTGTTGAAGTCATGAGTCCTCTTAGTTGGTGTAGTGTACGCGGACAGGGAAGCGGTCAGATAGTTTACGAGACTCATCTGCTAGACGCTGTTGGTATAGAGCAAGTAGGTACTTTGCTGTGTTAGTTCCTGTACCGTAGGAACGACCAACAACATTGGATTGTGAATCAGATTCTGCTGAAGCAAAGGTCAAGCGACCTGGGTCAACGAATGACGCTAGGCGGTATGCTGCACCAAGAACAATTACATCCTTGGCTGATGGTGGTAAGCCAGTAGTCATTTCGAAATCATCGAAGTCAGCATTTAGTAAATCAGGCTGCATAGTGTAAGTAACCTGAACAGTTCTACCTGGCTCAACAGGTCCAAGAAGGGTGATACTTGTAGTTGAATTGAAGGAAGATACGTTAGCCATTCCGTCTACACGCCAAGCACGGATAGGTAACCACTGCTTAGATGGTCCAATGGTCTCGTAGGATACCGCTAGGACGGTCTCAGCGCCACTAGGAAGGGCGTAGGAGGCCTGTGCTGGCTTGTACTGGAACGTGGTGGTTGCCACGCCGTATAGGTCTGGATAGACGCTATTGATGGTGTCGTTGATAGCGCGCTTGATGCTAATCTTAGGGAAGGTAGGAGAGATTGCTACACGCTTACCTGCGCCATGGTTGGCTGAGGTAGTGCCAGAGTATCCACGACCATAGGGTGGTATGGTAAGTGTCTTGGCTGTACGGTCAAATGACTCCACATACATTAACTCATCATCAATTTCAATGATACCAGAACTGATGTTGCTTGCATTAGCAACAGGTATAGTGGTGTCATTAGATGTAATTGGTGAAGTCAAGTGTGTCTGACGGTCCTGACGAAGGGTATAGCCAGCAAGGCTTAAAGAAACCTCATCAACTAACTGACTAAAAGTTGCCATTACGTGCTCCGCTTTCTATTCTTGTTCCCCTTGGCAATGTTCTTACTTGCGCTCATTGCGCTAAGATTAGACTTACTACCATTCTTATGGTTATTGTCCTTGTGGTCAACGTGAGTCTTCTTAGACAAAGACTTACCTGTTGCTCTTTTGTAATCTAAACGAGCAGCATTGGTGGATGTAGTCTTGCCACCCTCTTTAATGACATAAATCTTACGGCCATCATTTTGCTTACTACCCTTGTATGGTCCGTAGACTTTCTTTGCTGCCATTACCATTTAACCTTATCTGCCCAGTAGGCAGCACTTAGTCTGCCTTTAGATATATTTTTAGCGTGACGTGCTTGGAATGACCGTCTACGTGCAGCATAGGCTGCTGACTCCCCTTTTTTCTTAGGGGAGCCAGACACACCTTGCTGACCAAAACGAATGGTCTTAACCTGTTCGCCAACTTTAGCCACAACTACGTGTGACTTAGTAGGATGACTAGGTGTACGCTTTGGTTTATTGTAGGCAGAAACACCAGCACGTGCTAAACGTGGGTCCTTCTTTACTGCCATTAGTAAACGCCTTCACCAAATCGTTGTTCTTCTTTAACCTTTTTCCAGTTGTTCTTCATTCCAGAATCAACTCGGTACTGACGACCTAGTTCCTTGTAGAGTAAACGCTCTCCTGGGCTAATGCCCTTTTTGGTAGCACGATGCTCAACTTTTTTCTTAGCCATGATTAACCGCCAGCAACAGTCTTGTACTTCTTGGAACGTGGCTTTGCACCAGGTCCACCAGAAGGCTTAGGGCTGTTCATGGTCTTACGACCTTCACGCTGGTTAGGTGTCTGACCCTTTGATGGACGAGACTTAGCACCTGGGCCACCCTTAGGAGCGGTAGGACGAGTGCTCTTGGCACCTGGACCACCTGATGGTTTTGGACTACCTAGACCTGGCTTACGACCTTCACGGTTGTTAGGGGTCATCTTGTTCTTATTGGCATCTGCCTTAGCCTTCTTACCAGCAGCAATCTGTGCTGGAGTTGGCTTAGGATTGCCACGCTCAATTACTGGTTTCTTTGAAGGCTGGTTAGTTGGACCAGTCTGATTAGGACCAGGTACTTTGCTAGGTGTGTTTGCAACAGCACCCTTACCATAGAAACGACGAACCGCTTCTTTAAGTTCTGCAGATGCACCAGGCTTGTTAGCAGCAGCAATGTTGCTAGCCTTTGTTCCCTGCTTTAGTTTTGCAACAGTAGCCGAAGAAACCTTAACTCCGTAGTTGCTGTTGCTGTCTTTCCATTTTTGCGAAGAAGCCTTAGGCTTGATTCCGGCCATTATTTTTTCTCATCTCTTGTCATAGTAGCGGCACCGTAGTGTACCATTTGTCCGCGACGTGCACCCTTGCGGACTAACTTACCCTTTGCAACTTTCTTCTTTAGTGTTGAACGGGCTTGTGAAGCAGCCTTACCGGATGTCTTCATTGCATCATAGGATGCGCCCATACCCTTGGCAGCCTTGCCACCTGCTTCAGCCTTCTTGGCCTTGTATGCTGTAGTAGCAGCCTTTGAAGTCTTGGTTGCAGCAGCAGCAGTTTTAGCAGCAGGAGTAACCGCAACAAAAACATTGCCTGCACCCTTGACAGCCTTGTATCCAGCCTTAGGGGCCTTAGCAACAGCCTTTACTCCCTTGACAGTTCCCTTTACAGGAGAACCAGTGACGGCAGTCTTTACAACTTTCTTTGCTGCACCAGTTGTTCCCTTAGCGGTTGACTTGGCAGCAGTCTTTGCACCAGTCTTAGCGCCTTGCTTTGCAGCCTGCTTTGCAGCAACCGCACCAGCCTTAGCACCCCAAAGGGCTGCACCTGTAGCACCACCAGTAAAGGCAGAACCAACAACGCTAGCAACAGTAAGACCGAGTTCTGCTTGTCCAGTCAGACCAGACTTAATAGCACCTTTGACGTTGCCTTCTTTTGCATACTTAACGGAACGCTTGAAGTCATCAACACCAAGAAGTTCGTTCTGTACAAAAGTACCAACGTTCTTTCCAATAGAGCCCATGGTTGGACCCTTACCCTTTGGTGGTGTGTAGTTAGTGCTACTAGCACCCTTGTAACCAGCACCTGGGTTATTGGTTGTCTTGTTAGGAATGTTGTATGAGTTGGCTGGGTATGTCTTGTTGATTGTTGACACACCAGTACCTAGAGCAGCACCTACACGGTTCTTTCCGTAGAAGCGGTTCATTGCTTCACGTTGCTCTGCGGTTGCACCGCTCTTAAACTTTGCTACGTTACCTTCGAAAGTCTTTCCATCACGTAGTCCCTGAATCGTTGACTCAGAAACCTTGATTGACTTATCAAAGTTACTTGCCTTAAAATCACTTTTTTGAGACGAAGACATGGCATTCCAGCCTGACTTGCTCTTTTTCTTATCGGCCACGGCTAGAACCTCTCATGTTCTTTCTTGTAGGAGCAACTCTGCTCTTCATAGACTTCTTGTTTGACTTACCCTTGCCGAAGCCTGGTTCGCCCTTTTTCTTTCCACATCCACATGCTTTACACATATTTCCACCCTTATAGTTTACTGCCATATGCATGGCCAGTTTGGTTGCTGATATCAACAGCCTTTTGAATGTCAGCCGTCTTGGTACTATCTGGCTGGATTCCTTGTGCACGCGCTGACTTGTAAGCATCAAGTTCGCCTTGCCAAGATTTACGGGTCCATCCGTTTTCGGTTAGACCACTGTTAGCGTCCCCAACGCTAAGTTGAACATTAGAGACTTTACACATAAAGCAACCGTCAACATAAGTTGGGTGTACTTCCCTCTGGTGTATACTCATATTTATTAATTCGTCCTTAAACTACTTTTGTTAATTGCTACCGATTGGCAACAAGTTGCGTAATCTGGGCAGTCCTGAGTTGGACATCCTGTTCTACATGCCATTACTATCCTTAGGTTTTAATTATGTAATTCATTAATATTGTTGGTTGCATGTTGTTATGCGCACCATCACTACCAGCATTAGCATTGGTTATGCCAACAGTAGTAGTTGCCGATGGAGTATTTGTATCTCCAGTGCTAGTCATTCTTGTAGCAGATACTGAAATTGGAGTATTTGTACCAGCAACAGTTGCGGTAAATGCGCTACTTTGTGTTCCACCCGCGTACGCTGAAGTTGAATACTTGTATGCACCTGCTTGACCCGCTGTACCATAACCACCGTTTGGACCCACAGCATTGTAGTTATAGTCTAAAGTTGCTATTCCAAAATCATGTCTATGAGTTGAACTAGCAACTGTATTACTAGATAAGGTATTTGTGTGAGCATGAACTGGCATTTCGGCAGTGGTCAAAGTATGTGTTTGAGCACCAGTAGTTGTTCCAAGAGTGTTCGCTAGAGTTAAACGACCGGCATCAGTGCCACCCATGTTGTCAAGTGCAGCAACTACTCGACCACGTAAATCAGGTAACCTGAAGTGCGTAGTTCCTGCTCCACCAGAACCGTTAGTTAAAGAACCGTATGTTGTTCCAAGTAATGTTGATAGTGCAGTATATCCAGATACGGGAAGTTCTTGACCCCAACATAGTAGCCAACCTTCTGGAGCAACAGCACCAGCAAAAGGATTAACTACACCAGTTGGAACAAGGGACTGTGGATTAACCATAGACGATGCCAGGTCTACAAACTCTGTACCTGTCCATACTCTTGCTCTTTTAGCCATTATGCTGGTCCTATATCCTCTATGATAATAAAGTGCTCATTACCTGTACCGCCACTAAGAGTGTTGGCTCCTGAAATATTTACAAAACCAACTTCAATTAATCGTGAACCACTACTCATAGTAGCAGTAATAACTCCTGTTTGAGTTTTATAGTTCCAGTCTCCACCGTAGTTGGTTGCATCAAAAACACGTCCGACAGCATTACCATCAACAGTAAGTGAAGATAACATACGACCAGCAGAAGCAGCAAGAGATACGTTTAATGTAACGCTAATTCTGTAAAGTCTTCCAGTAACTGCCGTAATAGTTCTTGCTAGTCCAGGAATTTTAGAACTAGTAACAGTGTTGCTTGAGGATTTTGCATAACTAACAATGCCCCAAGGCATGTTCCAAGGCTTAGTGTTTATGTTCACGGTAGACGCTTCACCACTGGAAGTTGTTGAGGTCTGCCTAGCAAAAACATTTTGCGTAACTGCAATGGTTGAGCCTTGTCCTGCAGGGAGGGAAGTTATACCTAAAGATACACCTCGGTTGGTTCCACCTCTTTCAAAAATTCTAAAATTATTTCCATTAAGGTCAATGGCAACTCCAGTGCTAATGGTGCTACCAGTAGCAGGTGCAGCAAGTTGTATTTCTCCACCCTCAGCACCAGCAGAGTTATTTGAAATAAGTGTAGGCGCACTTACATCATTTCTAAATATTGGTCCATTTGCTAAGTCTCTTGCTCTAGTCATTATGCGTACACCTCAATAATAATTGCACCGCCACCGCCAGCAGTGCCAGCACTTCCTGATGTTCCAGCAACGCCAGCAGTTCCTGCTGCACCAACTGAATAAGAATAAGTTGCAGATGGAGATTCAATTGTTGCTTCTACATATCCACCAGAACCACCGCTAGTTCCCACACATACTGCAGTAGCACCGTTTCCTCCACCAGAACCACCGGAGCCGTATCTTCCTAGCGGAGATGGAGGACCACCAACACCCGAAGTATAGGCTTGAGCAGCATTATTGTATTGCCAGTTAACTGAACCAGTTACACCAGGAAATACAAGTCCTACTGCTGGAGAACTTACCGTACCGCTACCACCTGCTCCTGGGGCATTGCTTGAGTTTCCTCCACCAGCGCCACCAGTAGTAGTTAATAAAGATGAACCAAATGTAGTTGAGCCACCAGTGCCACCAGTACCACCGTTGCCAGCACCGGAGCCACCGCCAGAACCAGCACCGCCACCTCCACCAGCGACCATGCGGATTCTTAAAGCCCTGGTTCCAGCAGGAACTGTAAAAGTTCCACTTCCAGATGTTAAGTATGTAGTTGATGCATAGCGAAATCCAGAATTAAATTTTGCATCAGCAGCAGTCTGTGTGTAAGTATCAGCCAAAGCGTAAGCAACTTGTGACATAACTGTAACAATGTCGCCAGCACTGAGCGCTAGAAGTCCAGTAATGGTTGTACCATTTGTAGCAACATAGTCAGAACCACGAACCTGCAATACACCGTTGATGTAAACTTCTTCGTATCCTGGTGTGTACTTTAGCGATAGGCCATTGTCATCAGGACCACTAAGAGTTGTCTCTCCACCGACTGCAGTTTCTTTCCATCGGTAAAATACTGATGAGTCAATACTTGGTACATCATCATCACTGTCAATCCAAATGTCACCTGTTGCTGGTGAAGTTGGTTCAGTTGCTTGATAGGATACTGGTGCTACTACAGCAGCATGTCCAATGTTGACCCATTCATCATTAACGTCATCCCAGACGTATCCTGGTCTAGTTGTCATTATGCAATCCTAATTAAGTAGTTAAGTGCAATGTACGGTTGAAGGTTTCCACTTGCTGCTTCTGCGCTAGCAACACCAGAAGTACCAGTAAAGTTTGGAACATCAATAGTGGTTGTATGCGTATGGTCTGTATTTGTTGAAGTAACTCCAGCATCATATCTAGTGTATGAGTTGTAGGCGGCTCGAACGGAGGATGTAGTACCATCCCAACCAGAAGAGCCCGGTGCTGAATCATTTACGTGTGCGTGAGCGTGGCTTGCGTTAGCAGAAACATTTCCAGAGGTTGCATTAAACGCAGCATGGTCATGGTTAATTCCATGTGTGTGTGGTGCGACACTTATTTTGCTACCACCAGTTTCACCCAGTACGTTAAACTCTGTCTGTGCTGCATCAACACCAACTACTACGCGACCCTTTAGATTAGGTAGGTTGAATGTAGTTGAGTTGTCACCAATACCATATGTAGTTCCAATGCGAGCAAATAGAATGTCATAGGTTGTGCGGCTTATAGCAGTACCATCGCAGATAGCCCACTTAACACTAGGACTTGTAGAACCTGCGTATGGAGTTAGACCACCGATAGGTGTAGTAAATAACTCAAAGTCATTCTTTAACAAGAAATCATTAGTGTTAATAACAGATGCAGTAGCGTCAGAGTCAATCCAAATATCACCGTTCTGTGGTGTAGATGGAGCAGACGGTTGATAAACAGCACCAGCGACAGTTGACCAAGTAGTGTCATAGTCACTAGTTGTGGCTTTCTTTAAGAACTGACCAGCCCCACCACCTGCAGCAATAGTTCCTTGAACCTTAGTTGCGTCAATGTTTGCAGTTAAAGCAATCTGAGCGTCTGTAATTGTAGTAGGAGCAATGTCCCCAGCAACAATAGTTGCATCAGCAATCATGGTTGAAGTTACTGTACCAGTGTCAGACGTAGTTACAATACCGCTAGGTAAAGTTAGTGTTGACCATTCGGTGTCATAGTCATCGTCAGAATTTTTAGTTAAGTACTGACCAGTAGTTCCTCCTGGAACAACGCCTTCTCCGGTCTCACCCTGTATACCTTGTATACCTTGCTCGCCCTGAATACCTTGTTCGCCTTGTATTCCCTGGTCTCCTTGCGGACCAACTTCACCTTGAATGCCTTGAATACCTTGGTCACCTTGTGGGCCTACTTCACCACGGTCAGCAACTGGAGTCCACGATGCATTGATTGAACCAGGTGATGGTGGGTATCCAGGATTAAGAGGATTTCCAGTTCTGTAATAGAATCCACCTTGGTAGGTTACTGCATCGCCGTATCCGTAACTTACGCCATTATCATAGGGCCCGATAAGAGTCCATGGCTCTGGTCCAACTTCTCCCTGAATTCCTTGGATTCCTTGTTCACCTTGGATACCTTGGATACCCTGGTCTCCTTGGATACCCTGTATGCCTTGTTCTCCCTGAATGCCTTCAGGAAGCCCAAAATCGAACACAGCGACGTTTTCATCTCCACTGTTAGTCACAGTAGCAGAAGACCCTGGAGAGAGCGTTGTAGTGCTTCCTACGGCTATTGTAGCGGCAGTACCAGTATCACCGACAGGTATAGTAAAGTCTAGGACAGCATCATACTCGTCACCAGAATTAACAATCTCAACATCAGTACCCTCGGCACCAGTAGTTACAGTGCCAACTGTTATAGTGGTCTCACGGCCCTGAGGTAACTCAAAGTCAAAGACTGCATCCGAAGTAGTACCAGAGTTTGTAACCGTAGCGGGTTCATCCCAAGCAACTGTAGTTACATCTCCGACATCAACGGTTGCTGCTGGACCTTCTGGTAATTCAAAATCAAGAATGGCATCAGTAGGTGTGCCAGAGTTAGTTACTGTAGCAGGAACACCACTGTCAACAGTTACAACTTCACCAATGTTGACGGTTGCAGGAGGACCCTGAATACCTTGAGGACCTTGGTCATTAGATACAACAACCTGAGTATTGTTCGTGGTAACTTCAACAAGAATCTCAGAAGAACCAGTTACATCAACGTTGTAAACTTTTTCTTCAATAATGATTTCGGTTGCCATTACTGAGTCACCTCAGCAGATACTACGAAGCGACCCTCAAGGACGCGTGTTACTTCACCACCAGCCGACACTAATTCAATGTCGTAAACCCATCGGCCTGCAGCAATCGCTGCCATTCTAGTAGCGGAAACGGTAATTGATACTTGTCCCAAAGAGTTAACTGAGATGTCGCCATTTGCAGTACTTAGGTCAAGAAACTTATTTGTAGTATTGTAGTCAGCACGAACTTGCATGCGTGCGCTGTAACCACTTAGGTCCCAAACAATCTCGTCAATTTTGATTGTGAAATTAAAATTAAAAGTAGAACCTTGGTCTGCAACAATGTTGTATATTCCAGCCATTATATGTCACCCTTAATATGTAAGTTGATGTGTTCGTCAAGTTGCTTTTCAATCCTTTTTACAGCGTAAGCAATATCAGGAAGGCTACGACCGCCATTGGCCGTTGGTTGAATAGGGTAGGTCTGTTCCTTAATGAAAGCCTTAAGAGGTCCAAGGATTAACCATTTCCCAAGCACTGCTAAAATACCTATCGAGGTTGCTACAATGCCTAATATTTCTGCTACAGTCATGAGATTTCCTCGACCTCGTAACCATTATCAATCAGCACTTGTGCTTCCTCATCTGATATTTTGTAAGTATTACCACCAAGGTAATAGTTATCTACTGCTAGTAGGTCTTCATTCTGGGGCCAACGTGTTTCGTAGCACTCACCATCTACAACTAATACAGTTATGCCGCGAGGCATTTCATAGAATTCAAATAAGCGGTGACCACCAATAGGTCCCTCACTTATAGTGGGTGGGCTAAAACGATACATGTTATCTCCAGATAGTTTAAGTTACCAACCCCACCCCCAGGTTGCCCTGGGGATGAGACTGATGACTTAATTAGTCAGCAATGCTTGAGTCAGACTCAATGCGGTATAGGCACTCATCGCGGTAGATTGCGTGACCTAGTACGCCGTACCAACCCATTGGGCGTAGACGCATCAACTTGTCAGTCACAGGACCAACTACCATGTGTGGCTCTTCTGCCACAACTTCAGCAAGTGCTTGCTGTCCAGCGAAGAACGTTGAGTAAACGCCTGCTACTGGTTCGATACGTGCAGATTCTACGAAGAATGCACCTTCGAAAGCACCGATTTCACCAGCATAGATGTTGCCAGTGTCCTGGTAGTTGTGTGGAGCACGCCATGCAGCCGCATCAGATTCAGCACGAAGGTCGTGTGAAACTTCTGGGTGAATAGCGGACCAGTACATGCTACCCTTACGGTATGGAGCCTTGTTAGCGCGCAACTTAGCAACAACGTAACGAACGTCTGCAGCAGTGATAGTACCGGTAGCATCTACGCCACCTTCTGCGAAGCGAACGTTTTCACCATCAAGAAGGATATCCTTAACGATTTCGTCGATGCTGTCAGCCATGTTGAATGCAAGGATGTTAGCAATCGCTGGGTCTACGTCTGCTAGAGAAAGCAGGTTCAACTTGCGAGTGGTAACAGTTGCATTGCCATACTCTTCTAGGGTTACAAGAACCTTATCTGGAGTATCTAGACCAACTGAATCAACATCAACAGTTTCTGTTAGTGTTGAAGTCTTGCGAGCAAGGTCCTTGTACTTCTGTAGTACTACGGTTTCGCCTGGGTTAGTTAGGGACGATGGACGCTTATCTGCAACGGCGCGAAGCAAAGGCTGTGCACGCAGTTGGAATTCGATAAGACGGTCATACGCCTTCTGTACTAAACCGGCATCACCAGCGGTTCCACCAAGAGCCGAAGCGGCGGTGGAGTTAAAGCCAGTTGTATTAGCCATTTTTTAGTTTCCTTATGTTAGATTGATTTCGACTATTCACTGCCGAAAATCAGATTGAGAAGTTCTTCCTCGGTCTGTGCCTGATTAATACGGAGAAGGGCATCTTCTGCGCGGTCAGGTGACATAGCACCAGAGGTTACGGCATCAATCTGACGCAACGCAGCCAAGTCGGCTGAGTCTACGGCAGTTCCCGCATTTGCGGAAGGCACACCAAAGACATCTGCATAATCCTCAAGCCATGAATCAAAGTCGCTAGACTCTACATCAATGTCTTGTGGAATGAATGCTGCAATCTTTGGGCTGATGCCCTTGGATTCTAAAATGGATTTGACACTGGTATCACGAGTTGTCTTCCGGAGTGACGATAACTCAGATTCCAATTCTTTAATACGCTTTGATTGTGAACGTTCTGCACGACGCAACTTCTTTACAACATCATCACCAGATGAACGCCGTGGCGTAGGTTGTTCGTCTAAATCGTCCTCAAAGTCGTCTTCGAAGTCGTCCCATTCTTGAATGTTGTTACTCATAGTAACCTATCTCCCTTTATTCATTAGTCGAATCGTAGCGACGCGAGTCCACCCAGGGGCGAGTGGTTCGGATACTACTACCAGTCTTATACAAGGTAAGGGCTGGTCGGTCCTACCTGAGTTTATTTAGACTTGGCGTTTACGGCGCAAGCCAGTTGAAGAGGCACCAGTTCCACCTTGGAACTCTGCTCTTGCCTGAGAACGTAAACTAGTTACATTCTGAGAATTTCTCTGAAGAACATTCTGTTGTTCAAGTTCAGATTCTAAATCTATACCTTGCTGACCAAACTGACTTGCAGCCTGGCCTAGACCAGAAAGTTCTGCTGCAGTCTTCTGGTATCCGAGGCGGGCCGTAGAGCGTTCTACACCCATCTTAAATAGTTCTTCAGCATCAATCTTGTTTCTTAATCCAAATTCAGATGCAGATGCACGAACTCCTGCGATATCAATCTTCTTCTTAAGTTCTTCTGCTCCCGCTTCACCAGTTAGTAATGCTCTGGCTAGGTCGGTACGACCTATGGTAGGGAAGTTCTGTTGAAGTTCAGACTTTAAGTATTCATCAGCATTGTCAATAGCATAGAATGCCATAGATAGACGTTTTTCAACTTCTACTGCATCCACATCTCCACCGATAATATCTGCAATATTTGCATCATTACCTAAGTCATTTAGACCATACTTTTGAAATTGCTTTTTCATTTCTTTAGACATGGTAGCATAGTCAGCAACAGTTGGAATATACGCAACATTGTAGCCAGCGGCTCTGCGCTGCTTCAACTTAAAGATACCAGCAAAGCGGTCCTTGTAAGCCTGTGGCGCATTCTCGTCAGTTAGAAGTAAGTCAGGAATGTCTGCATCCGTCATTCCCATATTGTAATACTTTTGGGAAGCGTTATACAGAGATAATAGCCATGGTGCTTCGGTATCAATGTTATCAAAGAACGCAGAGAACTGCTGACGAAATACTTCGTAAGCAGGTATTTTTGTATCTTCAGCCATTATGCACCAAATCCAAACGCTTTAGCAAATGATGAACCAAGGTTCTTTGCTTCCTGTTGAGCCATTGTACTATACTGAAAACGAGTGTCCCCACGTAGGTCTGCACGGAACTCATTAATAGTTTTAGTATAAGGCTTACCTTCTTTTGTAGTTGCTGTTAACGCCTTAGCCAAAGTATTATCCATAAGGGATATGTTCTTTGGGTTAATGTCAAGCATTGTAGCCATAGTCTCAATGTAATCAGAAGCAGCATCACGTACAGTAAGTGTTGGGTCCTGAGTTAGACGCTCTGCCAGTCCACCGTATAGCGAAATAGCGCGCTTACGGAATGATTCCTTCTGAGCATTTTCATCAGTCTTACCTAGAATAATGTCAAGTGAAGTTCCAATTGCGCTAGCATCAGTTAGGGTAATACCCATATCAGCAGCGTAAGTCTTTAGACTGTTGATTGTCTGACCAGCAATACCGCCAACTTCTTGGCCTTCTTGAATGTACTGTCTGGCTAAGCCAACCGTAAACTCATAAAGAAACGCATTGTTATCAAAAGCAAAACTTGTGCTCTTGCTTCTACTGGAAGAAGAATCGGAACTACTACCAACAGTATTTCCAAGAGCATCAACACCGCTAGTAGAGGTTCCTCCACCACCGCTCTTGCTTGAACTTGTGCTAGCATACTTTTTTTCGGCTTTATTAAGAGCCTTAAAGTAAGCGTTCTTTTCAGCAGCAGTAGCACGACGACCAAATAGAGCAATCATTTGCTGGTCTAGTTGTGTGAAAGCAGACTCTTTTGGAGTGATGCTAAATGACTTACCACGACTTGAACTACTAGAACTGCTTCTAAAGGTTGAAGTGGTACCAGCGCCACCAGCAGCAATTGTTCCCTGCTGTGTGGCTATAGCAGCATTATCTGCTGCCGGACCGCTGTTCTCGCTTGCCATTATTTAACTCCATTAAGTAGTGGTGAATCAACAATATTTAACTCGTCCTGAGACAAGTAACGTGTATACATCTGTTCAAACTCAGGGTTCTGAGTAATAATGTATTCCGCCATACGGTCACGCCATTCAGCAAATCTTTGATTAGCCTTAGTGTCGAGACCCTCAGTACCAGTTAAGGCGCGATTCTTTTCTAGTTCAGCAATGATTGTCTCACGACCTTCAAGATACATTTCTAAACCCTTGACTGCCTTGTTCTGGCTACCAACGGTTGACATGAACTTCTCGTCTTTTGTAAAGTACAAGGCTAGTTCAATGAACTTATCACTCTTTTGAAGTGTAATTCGGTTCTCTCTTGTATCCCAGATAGGGTACTGTCCACCAACATAATCAGCAAGACGCTCTTTCCATGGGCTGTAGTACTCTCTGTAAGCAGTACTGCCCTTCTTGATGCCATTCTTTTCTGCATCCTTTTCGATATACTCTAAGTTATCAAAGTAGGTTGCCCAACCAGCGGACATCTGTGCACGTCGTTCTGCATCTTCAGGAGACATGTTACGAGACTTTAATGGTTCACCATTAATCTCAATGCTGTAAAGAAGGTCATCAGCAATAGGACTGTAGTTTACGTCATCACCAGGAATGTTAAACAATTCACCAATGAATGGGTTGTCTTCATACAGTTGTGCTGCTCTACTTAGAGAGTCGGCATTCTTCTGAACTCCCTTGACGGTCTGAGTATTGCTAATCAAACCAAATCGGTTATCTGAAGTAGATGAACGAAGTGTTGAAACTAGACCGCTAGCAAACATAACACCCTGAGCGTCAAGTTCACTTACTAACTTTACTGAGCCTTCAGAGTAACCAAGTTCGTTTTGGTACTTAGTTAAACGACGGTTAAGGTCCATCATCTGTGAATCTGCAGTCTTACCAGCAACAACTGGACCAATGAAAGATGAAGCCGATTCAGCCATTAGCGCACGTCTAGCAATGCTTTCTGCTCTTGCAGTAATTATATCTGGGTCTAGTGCTTCATCATCCATAATCATGTCAGCAACAACTTGGTCGCGAGCAGCATCTAGTCTTGCAACCCAACGTTGCTGTACCTGAGGAACTACTTGCTCGATGATTGGCAATGAGCCAGTCATTCCATAAGTTGCTGCTAAAGCAGATATGGTTGCAGAGTTAAATGGAACTGCAGCACTTTGAACGTTGCTTAATAGGCTACGTCCATATCCCTTTTCATAGAATGGGAGAATGTGTTTGCTTGAGAATTCATCAAAAGTAATTCCGTAGTTATTCTGTAGGAATGCATCAATCTCTGTGTTCTTTGCAGCAGCCTTAATTCCCTCAGTCGCAATAACTTCACCAACTGGTCCACCAAAGGTAGGAATAACAGGAAGTTGTCCTTGAGTAATTACATCTAATCCAGTAGGGTTAATTGTAATGGTATCTCTACCAACAACTCCGCGAAGCCACGCAGAATTCAAAACAATGTTTTGCTTTCCACTTTCTTTACCCCAAGGAGTTCCTTCTTCTACAAAGTTACCTTCTTCGTCATAGACATATCCAGAGCGGAATGGTGCATTGTAAGCCTTTGCTAGCATGTATGCTATTTCAGGATTACGTGCAGCAGTTCCAAGCCAGAAACGGCTTGAGTTCTGATGTGCCATGTAGAATGGTGTTAAGAAACGAAGTAATTTACCTGGACTTGTGTAGCGCTCTACAGAGTACAAGCGTTGCATAAGTTCTTTGTACGCTCTATCGGTAGCACCAATTTTAATGCGCTCTGCGTTTGACTCAATGTATAAACGAACAGATTCTTCAGTGGCACCAGGAACCTTGCGGGCTTCTGCTTCGTACTTACGCGCCAATTTCTTTGCTTCTGCATCATGAACCATGCTAAAGAATGGGTGACGTACAAGTCTATCTTCAGGCATAGTTCCAATAACGTTAAATACGCCAGAAACTGCATTCTTGTAAAGATTAGTAAATCTTCTATCTTGAAGGTCTACACCAGTAACAACCTCAAAGCGGTCACGAATGTGAATCTTTGCTGACTCTTCTGGAGTCATTCCATCAATAGCAATCTTATGAATGTTTCCATAGGAAACTCCAGGAACACTGCTTGATGTTGGAAGGTATTGTTCAATTTGTGCGTATGTGACATCAAGTTGATTTTGGAACGAGAAGCGAGTATCCATGGCTCTGGCCATGCCAGTCATGTTTTCCTTGACTTCACGCTTCCAAGCAACTGCTTCTGGGTCACTTGAGTCTAGCCACTTACCAGCATCATCAAGAGCCTTCTGAGGAGACTTACCTTCTGCGAGACCTTCAATAATTCTACGTGCTGCAGCATCCTTCATTAGGACGTTGTTAATGTAGTCAGCATGTCCATTTGCCCAACGAACATCTGAGCCATCAACTGGGCGAACAGCATGTCCTGCGTTGAGTGCACCGTGTCCAGTTACATTTCGCTCATCTGCAAGAACACGAGTTGAGGATACCTTAGAACTAGAGGCGTTACGAATCATGTCTCCGGCTTCGCCAGAAAACGCACGACCAATAAATACTCCAGGAGCAATTTCAATCTGGTCTTCACCACTGTAAGATTTACGAATCTTACCAGTAGGTGCAATCTTTCCACCAAGAGTTGATAGTTCTCCCTGTAGGTCTGCGCGATTAACAAGCAGGTCAATTGTTTTGTCTGCGTGTACGTTAATTCTACCTAAGGCAAACTTTGCATTCTCAAGAGCAAACTCAACACTCTGGGCACCATTGGCATTCTTAGTGCTTAGCACAGAGAAAGCCTTATCTGCATCATCGCGGAACTTCGTAAGAGCAGTTACAATCTCCATGGAGTTTGAACGAGTTGCAACAGTTGCGGCTTCGTTGTACTTACCAGTAGCAAACAACTTAATAAATTCGCTTCCGGCTTCTGAGCCGTAATCGCCCTCACCAGATACAAGTGGGGAAATCAATTCGCGCATTGACTTTACAACGTCATCTGCTTCTTTGATTCCAGAACTCTTGTAAGTGCGCAAAGCGCTTAACTGGTCTTTAACGATTATAGTAGAAAGAGCAAGTCCGTCTGCATCCTTAATGAGTTCCTTGTTGGACTCATCAATCATGATACGCTTTACGCTAAATGCAAGTTTTGTTCCACTTGTTGTAGGAACTATCTGCTTACGAATAATACCCTGTTCCTTGCGGAGGATATCTGACTTAGCATTAAACTCTTCTTTAGCCTGCTTGCCACTTTTCTTGTATGTGCGGTTGCCTAGTCCACGAGCAATTGCTCCTGGGTCGCGACGACCTTGCCACATGTCAACCCAGCCGTAGCCGTAGTAACTTGTGTAGTCAATCATTGAAGCAACAGTACGTAGGTAGCCTTCAGCAACGTTACGAGTAGTATACTTAAAACTTAGAAGGGTAAATGGTTTCCATGCGTAAGTGTAAAACTTGTCTAGGCTGTCTACCGCAACGTCATAACCAGTGCGAATGCCAGGACCAAGAATATCTTGATATAGTGAAAGACTTCCAGTTTGACCTTCCACAGCAGAACGCTCTGCAGTCTGCATGATTCTGCGAACGTCTGATGCGTCAAGACCTTCTTCAAGAATACCGTCAAGAACGTTTCTTAAAAGTTGTGGGTTCTCAGCCATAATTCTGTCGAAGAACTTTAAGTCAACACTAAAGTGAATTCCAGGAACCTGAGTTTCTGTCAACTGGTTGTTAGCGAGAGCGCGCTTAACAGCATCAAAGTCTTCTGTTCTTACAGGACGACCTGCTTCTACAGCACGTTGTTCTGCTAGAGACTTAATTGCTTTATCCATGACAAGGTGAGCCTGCGGTGAACCACCATTGGCCTCATCTGTAACAGTGTACTTGGTTTCAAGTAGACTCTTAATCTCACGAGACTTAGCACGGTTAGTTGACTGAATCAACTCACGGGCAAAAACTTCTGCTGCTTCTCTTTGAGTAGCATTAAGAACGTCAAGTTCCTTACCATAATGCTTTTGAAGCAAAGACTCAATGCCTTCATCCTGAAGGTTATCAAGGAAGTAGAATCGTTCTGACTTGCTTGTTAGGCGACGGTATAGATTGGACTTCTCTTTCATCCAAGCAACGTCTTTACCTGCAAGTGTTCCAATTTGAGAGATTCGAGAATCTGCTTCTAGGAATGAACGTTCTCCAGCACGACCGCCAAGGTGGGCTAGTCCAGATGGAACTTCACGTAGTTGCTGGTTTGGGCTAACCCACATAGCAGCACGTACACCAAAGGTCTTCATGTTATTTGCTTTAGCAACTTCACGTGCTAAAGAGAACTTTTTCATTGGGTCAACATCTAGGAAGATGCCGTCGCTTTGACGTTCGGCTATGCCAGTACGTACGCGTTCAATGTATGAGTACTTGGACCAAGTTGATGTTACACCAAAGTCCTGTTCTACAACAGGCTTGAATGCTTCACGCTTTAGTAAGAGTTCTTCTTGCTCTTTAGCCAACTTTTCTTTTGCTTCAGCAACTTTGTCTTTGGCCTCAATGTTCTTAAGACGGTTCTCTGGTGACATCTTGATTTTAGAGTCAAGCAACTTACCAATTGCTGCTTCTTCATCCATAATCTGCTGTGTCTTGCCAGTATTGTCCAGCAATAACTCGTATACGTTCTCGTACTGAGTCTTTACCTTCTCAAGGCTAGGCTTATGGCCAATAGATGCCTTGATAACATCACCCATAGCCTGACGGCCACCAAGTTTTTGTGCATCCGAAAGCATAACAGCATAACGTGCGGGGTTACTAGAGCCAGCGGCTAGAGGCATAGCCTGAATAGCGGCTAAGTTCTCTGGGTCCTTTTCAACCAACTTAAAAATCTGTGCAGCAGCGGTATCAGAGGCCTGATTGGTTACTGCTTCGTCTAATTCTGCAACTAATGCGTCAGTACGACCAAACTTACTGCCTGCTTCACGTGTAAACTGGCTACGCTTGATGGTTTTGAACGCTTTACCACCAAATAGACCCACTGGGTCAAGGATATTGAAGCCTAAATCAGCAAAACCAGACCAGAACTGTGCAGAACCAGAGGTAAAGTAGTCGTTTACCTGCTTGGAGTCAGCCCAATCAATCTTATCTGTGCCTTGTTCACCTGTAAAGTTCCAGTCTCCAATGAGACCTACTAGTGCACGTCCAGGAGATACGCTACGTCGCCACTCTTCTTCACCTTCAACAGTCTGCTTGGCTGACATGAAGCCTTGATTCATCTGTTCAATGAAAGATAGTTCTTGGTTCTGTTCACGATAGTTGCTGTTAAGTTGTAATAGAACTGAGGTTAGACCTGGGGCAACGTAGTCGCGGTAAGGTATCGCTAACTTAGACAGAGTTGTAAGTGCTGGAGTAATATCTTCAGCAAAGTTCTGTCCAGTTTCACTACCAAAGAAACCTTCTACTTTGTTACCTAAGTAATCCTTGGCTTGCTCAAAAGGATTATCTGGGTTGTCAACCATAGATTGCACTGCATCAAAAGGATTAGCCATTATTCACCAATCTTCTGATTATTATTAAGGGCAACTAGTTCGTTAATGAATTGATTGCGGTCTTCGTCGTTCTGCCAGTCAATTGAAGCAAACCCAAAAACAATGTCTGGATGCTCAGTACCTAGCACGTTAGTGAATGCCGCAATGTGATTCACTAGGCTCATTAACTATTCCTTGCTTGAGAGAGGACTGATTTCCAAAATGCGATGTATCCAGGCGACTGCCCATCCTGGGCTGCCTGAGTATCTAACTGGTCTTTGTATGCTTTAATCATTGCGAAGCGGTCTGGTACTGCTGGTTCTGGTGTCATTCCAGGCCCAGTCATATAACCGTTGGTTACTGGAACTCCAGGGTTCTGTGTAGGAGCATTGATTGGAAGTACTGGACTAGCCATGGTTGCTTCACGAACTTTTGCAGCGCTTGGACCCTGAGGTCGTGCACCTGCTAGAGACGCTCCCTTAGTTGCATCAGCAGTTTCCTTACGGTAACCACGTTCGCCATTTGCAGGTATCTCTCGCATTGCTTGTTTAGTTCCAGCCATACCATCAGTCCTTTTTCCTGAACGAGGGTTCGACACTGCTGCACGCTTCTCATTTGATGGTGCGCGATATCCGCCACGTGCCATGTTATTCTCCTCGTCGTACTATCTGGATTGGTGCTCCAGAGTTAATGTCAAGTTTAATAGCAATCTTCATTGCTTCTTCGATGGATGCTCCTGCAAGAATTGCTCCAGTCGCCCAGTTCCCACCAGTGCCGATAGAATACGTATTAGTATTCGTACGTAAAACTGAGTAATCTTCACAAACATAAAACAACTTATTCTTTAGTCCGACAATAAAGACAGCGCCTTCATCATCTTTTAATACATACCCAGTCTCTTCATGCGCCCTGCGCATTGCTGGTACGAACTTAGATACCATGAACTTGTATAGGTCAGTTCCATCATATGCTGGAGGCTCCCAGCCATATGTTATGATATCACAATAGCGACTAACACCTGCACCAGCAATAACATAATCACCAATTTCGGTAATCTTTTTAATGTCTTTGCTTATGTAGGCTCTTTCACCTTCAGTGGTCTGACTATCTGCCGCAAGCGTAAACCCTTTACGGTGTTGTACGCCTACGATAGTTGTCATGTTATCCGCCCATTGCCGAAAGAATTGTTGCTATGTCAGCCGGTGGCTGCTCTGCCTGAGGTGGTCCTGATGGTTGTTCCGTAGTTGGACCAGGTGGAGCCTGCTCTGGAGGAACGCCACCACCCATTGCTGCTAGCATTTGTTCTGCTGGCATAGGAGGTTCTGGCATTTCCATCTGTGGTTCAGGCTCAGGTGGAGCAAATGATTCTAGTACGGCATCTTCGATGTCCTTACCACGACGACGTGCCTCAATTACAGCAGCCATCTTAGTAATAATATCTGATGGGTCTTGACCATTTGCAGCCATGCTAGGAATCGCTTGCGCTGTTGCGGCTAGTGAGCCAGCAAGAGAATCGCGCATACGTTCTACGTCAATCTTTTCCTGCTCTGCAGAAACGTTCATTGACCATGGTAGTTCGCGCATTACAAAGTCACGGGAAGCCAAGTTAGCCTGTAGTGCTTGTAGTGCAAAGATTAGTGCACGGTTAGGGTCAAGTCCAGCCATAAGGCCGTAACGTGCCTGAACTGTGTAGTCGCCACGAATGTCTTTTGAGGTATCGTATTCGATTTCATATGGTGTGCCAGTTTGCGCACCAGTAATCTTCTTGACACCGCCAAAGAGGCGTTCGTCCATTTCGAAGCAAAGGCCCAAAACATCTTCAAACAGTTCCTGAAGAATCTGCTGACCGGCCTTAACCTGCGTATCGAAACCACCGAGAAGGGCTTGCACACCAGAACCTGTAATGATGCTGGCATCAATAGTTCCAGAACGGCCTTCAGGGTATCGCGCACCCATGCGCATTTCGGACTCTAGAACTGCTTGTTCTTGGAATGCTCCCGAAGGAAGTTCCAGTCCTACTCGTCGGATACCTTGTGGGTTGGACGAACGTAAGATTGCGTCTGGTCCGAATGCGAATTCCTGTACATCCTGAGGAACAGCAAACGGAGCATTAACTGACTTCTCCGCAGCATCCATGGCGAGCCATGCGAATCGTGCGCGAGCAAGTTGCGGGAAGATAACATCATCAAATTGTCCACGAGGGTCATCAGGGTCAATGCCAGGTCGGCGGGCAACAAGAGTTGTTACCTTACCCATTGGGTTCGTGGCTTTCTTTAGTTCTAAGTTATCCTTTTCAGGAAGGAATAGAAGAATCTGGTCGCGGTCTTCGTAACGGATTAATTCCAGTTGCTGGTTCAGGTCCGTATTATCGCGGCCGCGACGGCCAAGGATTTGCGATTCATATTCAGGAAACTCAACAATGAGTTCGCGAACACTCTTTAGGTATCGCTTGGTAAATGACACGATTCGACCGTGGCGGTCAAACTCTGGGTAAGCACCTAGTGGGTTTTCCACACGAATACGTGGCATAAAAGTTTCAAAGTCTGGTTCTATGGTAATTGGCAGGAAGCCATATGTTAGATACCAGTCTGCTCCGTAGTACATTTGGCTCTGAAGTTTCGAAGCCTGTACGTAATGGTTAGCAATTGTAGTCTTCTTATCAGCGCGTGCTTTAGCACGTTCGTTATCTCCTTTAACCGTTTGGCAGTTAAATGAGGGAAGTGGTGCTAGTACCTCAGAGATATCGCGAGCAGCGACATCGATGAAGTTAGCAATCATTGACTGGGAAGCACCGTCTGGGAACATGTCTGGTGCAACGTTTGCCATGTTGCCACGGCGTACGTCAAGGACATCTGCCATGCGTTGGTCGCGAATGGCATAGCGCTGCTTAAGCGCTTCTACCTTATCCGAAACTTGCATTACTGATAACATAAATATCCTTTTACATGTAAATGACGTGTTGCTCCGCGTAGGCATCGTCTAAGTTTACCACTCCACGCTGGGCTTCTTGCCTGCGAGTAATAAAGCGGTTTTGTCCGAAATGTGTTACATTGTTTCCAGCACGTACGATTTCCTGTGCTTTTATCTCACAGAACCACAATGCCATAACTAAGTCGGTAGCACCTTTGGTGTTAGCCGACCAGGTTATTAGTTGGTTAATAAGAGCCTTAGTGTGCTCGTTGGTATTGTCTGGGAGTTCAAGCAGGTTGTCGTTCTGGAACTTTCCGTCTCGGATTGTACCCATGAGGTTAGACATGGCTGCCACGCCGAAACCAACGTCCCATTTATTCTTGCCTGTAAACTGTTCAGCAAGTCTGGTACCTCGGTTGGCGAGCCAGTGACGTAGGTCTTCATCTAGGGAGAACGCTTTCTGGAAAGCATTGATTTCAATGCGCAACTCCATAGGGCGGTATCGCTCTACGAAGTCTTCGATTAAGGAACGAATCTTTCGGGGCGTAGGGTCTGACATGTTGTAGCAGTCAAGTACCATACGGTGGCCAGTCTCTCGTTCCACAGCATAAACAACTGCGGCGGTCTTACCAGACATGGCAGGGTCAAGGCCCATAATGGTTACCCAGTTACCACCTGCGGGGTGGCCAGGGGCATTTCGATTAAGTGGCCCAGGCTTCCGCATTCGGTTGATGCAACCGTTAACCACCAAGGGTGGGAATACTGCGTCTTCTTCAACGTCTTGCTGTTGATATACCAGAGCCCAAGTTGAGGATGACACTTCGCCACGTCTGCGATAAAGTTCGCGTCCATCCCATTTGGGGTAATGCCCATTCTCGTCAGGGCTAGTATCTTCGTCACCATCCCAGGGACGGTCTGACTTAGGCCAGAGAGTGACCCATTTCTCAGGGTCATCCGCAAACTCCAGTACCGCTGGCATTGCGAGATAAGTAAACGGGGATTCGCCTTGTGCCCAATGGTCCTCGTTGCGGAGTTCCTTGTACAGGTCAACAGAGGAGACACGTGTTCCGGCGACAATTAATTTACCATTCTTACCCAAACGGGTAATAACCATCTTTTGCAACCAGTTAAGTTGCTTTTCCCATTCATGGGCGTTAGTAGTACCCACAACGTCATCAAGAATGATGAGGTCGGCGCGAGTACCGTAAATCTGCTGGCCAATACCCAGAGCCTGAACGGTTGGGTCTTTTTCGCCAGATGAGCGTTCCAAGTAGATTCTGTCCTGGGTCCATTGGTCCGCGGTGGCCTTATAGCCGCCAGCGGGTCCGTAGACTTGCTGCATCTTGAGCCAGGCTTCCTCAGTTAATCTTTGCTTGACTGAGTACAAGAATTCCTTGGCGCGCGTCTGAGTCTGAGAAACAAACACGATACGGATATTGGGGTCCATGGCTATACGGTAGGTAGCGTAGTTAACCGTAAGGACGGTGGACTTAGCATGCTCGGGGGGTACGTTTACTAGCAGGCGGTTTGAGTTACCTGTCATGTACGTCATTGAGTCATGGAGCCAGGAAGGCTCTTTTCCTTCTAGAACATCAATCCAAGACTGGTGATGTGGGAAAACCTCCATATTGAGGAATTCCTTAGAGAAGGTGGCAAAGTCAATCTTTTTGTCTGAGGCTACGTGCAGAGACGAGGTTACAGTCTGAGCGCCGAGCGAGGAGGCCTCATCTAACTTGGATGAGAACTTCGGGTCTTTTAGCCAGTTCCGGAGGACTTCCTTCTTGCGGCCTACGCTATTGAGCGCGGCTTCCACAGGGATTCCCTCGGATACGAGTTTTAATACGGAGGCTTGGTCATGGGCTAATTTAACCCGTGTATGGTGTAGGTCCCCACCTTTTGCACCCATGTCAACATCCAATCAAAACAATAAACAAAACATATTACAAAGGACCGCGCAAAGCGGTCCGTTATACTAAAGAACTATACATATATACTAACCCCATTAGAGAACTACCTGTAACGCATAGTTACAGAAATAATATAAAATATTTTTACAGAGACCAGGGGCAGGGGCAGAAAACCCAAACA